TGGCCCGACACCACGAAGGTTTTTCGTGGGGTCAAAGAGCCAAAACAAGCAGTTTAGCAAACTATGGCCTTAACCAACTCAGAACTGGGTTTGGCGCTCGGCGTCACCGCGCAACGCATCAGCGTCTTGCGCCGCGAAGGTATGCCGACGGAAAGCATCGACGCGGCTCGGGCATGGCGTGAAGCCCGGGCGAACGTGCAGCGGGCCGCGGCACCAAAGGCCGCACCGGCGCAGCTCGATGACGGCTCCCTGGCTGACACGATCAGCGAACATCGGACCTTAGTCAGTCGGGCGCGTGGCGTCTGGCAGGCGGCGATGGAAGGGGGCGACCCTAACCAGGGGAAGTATCAGTCGAGTTATAACGCCTCACTGAAGACGCTCGTCGCCCTCGAGGAAGAGCAGGAGCGTCGGCTCATCCTGACCAAGGATTACATCTCCGCGAAGGAAGCGACCGAGGCCATGCGCGACATGACGGCGGCCATCGTCAACCGACTCGACAAGCTGGCCCTCGACGTGGCCGAAGGGTGCAACCCCGAGAACCCGGCCAAGGCCGTGAAGGTGCTCGAGGCTTGGGTGCGCCGCGTGAAGGCCGACCTCTCATCCGATGACCAAGCGTAAGCCAAAGTCCAAGCGTAAGCCGATGCCTAAGCCGACCGTTCGGCATAAGGATAAACGCATCACTTGGTCGAAGGCATCCGACCGCCTACACCGATACCTGGTCAAACACGGGCTGTATGACTAAGGCTGACCTGCTCCGCATCGGTCGGGACGTCCTGCGTCCGTCGGACTCTGGCGACGTGGTGGAGTGGCTAGAGTCCAACGTCAACGCCATCCCCGACTCTCCGATGCCCGGGCCGTTCCGCTCCGACCGTACGCCATGGGTAGCCGAAGCGCTGCGCATCGCCGCCGATCCAGAGACGCGACTGCTCACCGTGCTGGCCAGCATCCAATCCGGCAAATCTCTCTTCGCCCGCCTGCTCACCTGTCACATCATCGCCAACGCTCCTGGGCCGACGATGGTGCTACAGGCCACCGACCCCGAGGCCAAGGACTTCGCCCTGCGTTACCTCCGCCCGGTCTGGAACAACTGCCCGCCGGTGAAGGCTCGTCTCTCGGGCGACGACCTCGACCGCTCGACGACTGCGGACTTCGACCGCATGACGCTCTATTGCCGCGGCATCTGGAACGAGGCTAACCTTCAGCGCCTGTCCCTGCGTTACACCATCGCCGACGAGTGCTGGATGGCGCCGCCCGGACACTTGGCCGAACTGAGCGCGCGCGTGACGGCGTTCGGCTGGATGGGCAAACGCATCTTCCTATCCCAGGGCGGACGGGCTGGGCAGGAGTTCCATCAGCTACACGAGACGACGGACCAGCGTGACTGGAATATGCGCTGCCCGAAGTGCGACCACCTTCAGCCGTGGGTCTGGGAGCAGATCAGGTTCCCCGAGGACGCCAAGGCCACCGGCACATGGGACTTGCACAAGGTCAGCGTCGGCACGACCTACGAGTGCGCGGCCTGCCGCACGCTCCTGCCCGACACGAACGCCAGCCGCCTCGAGGCCAACGCCCGCGGTACGTTCGTAGCCACATCGGTCGCCGCAAACTCCGGGCACATCGGCCTGCATTGGAACAGCCTTGCGACGATGAGCTGGGGCGAGCTTGGCGTGCTGATGCTAAAGGCCAAGGAGTCCGTCGACCAATACGGCGACGAGGAACCGCGGCGCATCTTCAAGCAAAAGCGATTGGCTATGCCCTGGAGCGAAGAGGGTGGCGAGATGGTGGCCTTGGCAGAGGCCGCCAACTACAAGATGGCTGACCCTTGGGACGCCGAGGCCGCGATCACACCGAAGGCCCGCGTCGTCGAGCAGAAGGACGCCGTGCCCGGGAGCATCCCGTTCCGCACGATGGGAGTGGACGTCCAGCGTGGCCACTTCTGGGTGACCGTGCGCCGATGGGCCAAGACCGGGCATAGCCGCCTAATGGCCTTCGCCCGCATCGATTCATGGGGCAACGTGGAAGCCTTCGCCAAGCAGCACGGCGTCCATCACGCCATGGTGCTCGTCGACTCGGGTGACAATACGACCGAGGTCTACCGCGAGACGGCCAAGCGGAATTGGAAGACGGCCAAGGGCTCGGGCTCCGATGACTTCGCCGTGACCGACAAGTCCGGCAATACGACCCGCCGCTTCTACTCCGAGAAGCAGTCCATCGTCGTCCCTGGCATCCCTCAGCGGGCCATCCTGATTGTCCACTCGGCCACCGCCGGCAAAGACCTCCTGCACGGCCTGCGGGCCCGCCGCGTCTGGACCTATGCGCTGGATGCGACCCCCGAGTACGTTGAGCAGCTCAGCGCCGAAGTCCGCGTAAAGGACAAGCGGACGGGGAAACCGATGTGGATACTTCCCCAGGGCAAGAAGGACAACCACGCCATGGACTGCGAAATCCTCGCCCTGCTGGCCGCCGTCCGCTGGGGCATCGCCGGTCGGGAAACCGCCGAAACCGACTTGCAACCGTCATGACCCTTGGCAGACTTTCCTCAAGGGTACGCCGTTTAGTGTCGTGGGAGGAAGAGACCTATGGCGTGGGCTGGGCGGCGTACCCCCTCTCCGCCTTCCATTCTCGGCAAGTTTAAATGGCCTCTGGACTCTTTATCGGACTTACGGAGTGCGAACTCCTAGACATCAAAGCCAAGGCGGTCGCCATGATCACCGAAGGTAAGACCCTGATGTCCTACTCCGACTCGGGCTCGTCCGCGTCCAAGCAGTTCGCCATGCCTCCGAAGGAGATGCTCGCCGAGGCCATGTTCGCCCTCAGCCGCCTCGACCCTTCGACCTACGGCGTCCGTCGCACGATCGTCTCGACCGACTGGCAGAACCGTCAGGACTAACTTTCCATGGCCATCCGCAAGAAGATTAAGACCGTCAGCCTGCGTCCCAAGACGCCCAAGGCTACGCCCTCCGCCCCGCAGCCGCAGGCTTCCTACGGCGATTGGCAGAGCATCGGCGTGACGCGTGCCCGCCGTGCGGCCTACGGCGCCGAACCGCGTGACCTTCGCCGTGACCTGACGCCTTACGACCGCTTGACGATGGTACGCAAGTGCCGCTGGGCCGAGCGTAACTCCGGGCTGTTCAAGCAAATCCTTGCGGACATCTGCCTCTACACCGTGGGCGACGGCATCAAGCCGCAGAGCCACGCGTCGACCCCTGAGATGCAGGAACGGTACGAGGCTTACTTCGCCGAGAAGGCCAAGCGCATCGACATCACGAACCGCTTCTCGTTCTACCAGGCTCAGTCCATCCTTCTCCGCGGCATGATCCGCGACGGTGATTCCTTCGCCGCCAAGGTGCGTAACGGCGCCGGGGAAGCGAAACTCCAGCTGATGGAAGCCCACCGCGTCGGCGACCCTCTCGAAGGCAAGGTGCCCGAAGGTATGCACGACGGCATCCAGTTCGGTCCGTATGGCGAATACATCGCCGTGAACATCTACCGTTCCGACGGCTCGTCCCGCCAGATTCTCGCCCAGTCGATGATGATGGTGGTCGACCAGGAGTACGCCTCCGGCGCCCGTGGCGTCCCGCTGCTCCAGCACAGCATCAACAGCATCCAGGACGAGATGGAAATCCTCGCCCTCGAAAAGCAGGCCGTGAAGGACAACGGCGACGTGACCCGCGTAATCAAGAAGCAGGGCGGCGTCATCGACGGCGACATGGCCAATGAACTCGGCGCGACCACGACCGGCTCTTACGCCAACCTAGCCAACACGATGGGCGGCAAACTCATCGCCCTTGAGCCCGGCGAGGACATGACGTCCTTCCAGAGCAACCGCCCCAACGCCACCTTCACCGGCTTCCTCGCGGCGCTGGAACGCGACATCTCCCAAGGCGTCCTGCCTTACGAGTTCGTCGGCGACTCCTCCAAGCTCGGCGGCGCCACCGTCCGCCTCATCACGGCCAAGGCTGGCCGCGTCTTCTCGAAGTACCAGACCATCATGATTGAGAACTTCTGCGTTCCGACATGGGGTTACATCATCGGCCAAGGCATCGCCGCCGGCGAACTGCCAGACGACCCGGATTGGAACCGCGTCTCCTGGACGACCCCGAAGTCCGTCACCGTCGACGCTGGCCGCGAAGCCGCCAACGATCGGGCCGACGTCGAGATGGGCCTGCTGTCCATGTCCGAACTCTACGCCCAGCGCGGCCTAGACTTCCGCACCGAGATGGCCAAGCGGGCTGCCGACATGGTGCACATCAAGGACTTGGCCGAAGAGTACGGCATCCCGTTTGAACTGCTGTTCCGTCCGTCCAACACCCCGGTCGGCACGATCAGCGGAGACGTCGAGGAAGGCCCCGAGTCTCCTGCCGGCGAGATGGAGGACGAAGGCGAAGACGAACCCGCCGACCTCGAAGAGCCTGAGTCCGAAGACGAACCCAACTCCTAATTTCATTATGCGTTTCCTTACCAACGGACTGTCGGGCCGCGAGCCCCTCCTCATCGACCCGACCAAGGCGAAAGACCACGCTGTCCTCGCCGAGAAGTTCGGCTTCACCGATATGCTCGCGCAGCTCTTCGGCGTGGCCCCCAAGCCCTACGTCGTCGATGGCATCGGCATCATCCCGGTCGTCGGCGTGATCGGAAAGGGCCTGTCCCCGCTTGAGAAGATGATGGGCGCCGTGGACGTGAACGAAGTCTCCGAGGCCCTCGATGCGTTCGCCGCAAACCCCGAGGTCGAGAAGGTCGCCCTGCAAATCTCTTCCCCTGGTGGCACGGTCACCGGCGTCGAGGAACTCGCCAACAAGGTCCGCAACTTCGGCAAGCCTACGCTCGCCTACACCGACTCCGAGATGGCGTCCGCCGCCTATTGGATCGGTTCGGCTGCCGACCGCGTCGTCGCCAGCCCGTCCTCCACGGTCGGTAGCATCGGCGTCTACATGGCCATCCCTGACTACTCCGAAGCCGCCAAGATGGCAGGCATCAAGATGGTGGTCATCAAGTCCGGCAAGTTCAAGGGCGCGGGCATCGAAGGCACGAGCCTCGACGAAGGCCAACTCGGCAACCTTCAGGAAGGCGTCGACACAATCCACGCCGAGTTCAAGGAAGCCGTTAACATGAAGCGCAAGATGGTGAAGGCCGAGGCCATGGAAGGCCAGACCTTCTCTGGCAAGCAGGCCGCCGCCCAGGGCTTGGTCACGGGCTTGGCCGACTCTTTCAACGACGCCCTGCGTTCGTTTTAATTCCATTAACCGCAAATCTAAGATGACCATCGAAGAACAGCTGCTCGCCGCCAACGCCGCTCTCTCGGGCCTCACCGCCGAGCGCGACGACCTCCGTACCACTGTCGAGAAGATGACGGTCGGCGCCTCCGCCGAACTGGAGTCCCTCAAGGTCGAAGCCGCGTCCAAGGACGCCAAGCTCGCCGAGCTGAGCGCCGCCCTAGAAGTGGCCGTCAAGGAAGCCGAGTCCTTCAAGGCCCTCGTCGCCCAGCACGAAGCCAGCAAGGTCAGCGCCTCCAAGGAAGCCGCCAAGATCGTGGCCTCCGTCGGCGTCTCCCCGGTCGAGCTCAGCCCTGCCGACGCCAAGCCGTCCGCCGAGGCCGTCGACCACATGGCCACCTTCCTGTCCCTCCCTGTGGGCAGCAAAGAGCGCAACGACTACTTCGCCGCTCACAAGCACGCCATCATCAAGTGCTGCATCTAATTTCCCTCAACCCTCAATTATCCTAACACACCATGGCTAACTCCATCGCAAACGCCCCGGCCATCCTGGCCGAGTCCGTCATCGCTTCCCTCAAGGGCAAGCTCCCCGCCCTCCGTGCCTTCTCCAGCGTCTTCACCGCCGCTGAGTCCGGCGCTGGCAAGACCGTCCAGGTCCCCCTCATCGGCACCTCCACTGCCACTGAGTTCGGCTCTGGCGGTTACCTCACCCAGGACGACGCGACGATCACCGCCGCCAACGTCACCCTCAAGCACTTCAAGGTGTCGAGCCGCTTCTCGCCCCTCGACGTCAAGATGTACGGCGCCCAGTTCCTCTCGAACGCCTTCGTCCCGACCGCCGCTAACGCCCTCGCCGAAGCCTGCCTCGCCGAAATCGGCGCCCTCATCACCTCGAGCAACTTCAGCTCTGGCACGAACACCGGCGCTGGCCTGACCTACGCCGAAGTCGTCGCCTCGAAGGGTGTCCTCGACGCCGCCAAGGCCGCCGAGCCCCGCGCGTTCATCCTGAACCCGACCTACGCCAACGGCCTCCTGGCTGACGCGACCATCATCGGTAACTCCGTCCTCGGTGCTGGCATCCTGACCTCCGGCCAGATCGGTACCCTCGCCGGTGCCTCGGTCTACCAGTGGAACAGCCTCCCGACCAACTCGCAGTCCCTCGCTGGCTTCGGTTGCGGCGCTGACGCCATCGCCGTCGCCTCTGCCCTCCCGATGTCCGAAATCCCGGGCTTCGAAGTCGCCAACGCTGTCGACGCCGACACCGGCCTCGGCGTCCAGGTCCTCATGGGCCAGGAGCAGTCCGGCTACTACAACGTCACCGCGACGATCCTGTTCGGTGCCGCTGTCGGTCGCGCCTCCTCGCTCAACCGCCTCACCACGGCCTAATCAGCCGCCGCAAGGCAAACCGAAAGGGCTCCGCAAGGGGCCCTTTTTTTGTGCCCCCTACCAATCCGGGCAAGTATAGGATGAGCCTCTACTCTGAGTTTCTGGCGGACGCTAAGGAGATGATCGCGGACTTCGGCGTGGCCGGGTCGGCCAACTCCGGGGCCATCACCTTCTCCTGCCTCATCTCCGACCCCGCCGTCTCGACCGTGCTCGAAGCAGGGGGTTATATGGAGCGGACCCAGTACTCGGTCAGGCTCCCCGCTGTAACGGCCTCCTGGAGCCAGCCAGACGGGTCTATTGGGGCATCGGCGGCCCTACTGTCGAGCGGCGTCCCCATCGCCAGCCTTGCCCAGGGGAAGAAGATTGTGGCGGGCGGAAAGACCGTCCGCATCACGAGCCAGACCTACAAGCCCGGGTCGGCATGGATCACGCTCGTCGTCATCGACGATAACCAGTAACCCGCCGTGGTGACGGTCAGCATCAGTCCGAAGTCTCAGGCTGAGTTCATCGCCGCCCTGCGTCAGTTCGCGGCCAACACCGGGCAGACCATGCGGGACGCGGCGCTTGAACAAGCCGCCCTCGCCTGCCAAGACGCGGCGACCTTCACCCCTCCGCTGCCGAAGGGTGGTGGCCGTGGCTTGTCCAAGGCGGCCCAAGTGGCGGGCGACAACGCCGTAGCCGGCGACATCAAGAAGATGTTTGTCGCGGCTAACGACCGCAGCTCGAACTCCGCCGCCGCCCTCCTGACCAATCAGCTGGCCTACGCCACCAAGACCAACGACATTGGCCTGTTTAACAAGGTCATCGGCAAGGGCTCGCTCCAGGCGCTGAAGAGCCTACCGCCCATCATGCGCAAGATCGCGAACGACCGCGACTATGACCGGGCTTTCAAGAAGGCTAAGAACTACTTTAACACGACAAACCCAGTGATGACCGAGTTCGGCCAAGGGTTTGTCCAGGAGCTGCGCCCGCCGCACAACCGCATCAAGGGCAAGTTCGGCGGACGCATCGGTAAGGCCGTCCGCCCGGTCAAACTCAAGATGCTCGTCGAGTCCAAGTCCGACCTCGACCAATACATCCGCGACCGCCAAGCCATGGTTGGCATGATCAAGGCTGGCTGGGCATCGGCCCTGCGCTCCCTGCCCAAGCCCGTCATCAACGGCGTGCCCAAGGACTTCGGCGTCAAACTTCTCAGCGTAGCCTGGATTAACCGGCACAACCGCGTGCTGGGTACCAACAAACTCACGGCCAACGAAAAGGTCGTCGAGCTGAGCGTGACCAATACCCAGGGCAACGTGAACGGCATCGCCACCGATGCAGACGTGCTCGGCCTCGTCTACGCCAACCGAGTCAAGCAGATGAAGGCCCGCTTCGAGCGCCACATGAACGGCACCATCCAGCGCGCCAACCGCCGCTAACCACTTATGGGAACCAAATCCATCCGCCACATCGTAGAGGCCACCTTGGCCACCTACCTCTCCACCCAGACCGGGCTGACCACCGTGGCCTTCCTGACGGGCGACAACGCCGCAACGCAGACCCTGCCCAAGGCCGTGGTCCTCTGCGAGTCCGCCCGCAACCCTGCCGACCTTCCTGACGGCGCCGGGAACTTCAGCTGCTCGGTCCGCATCACCCTCTTCTCAAACGCCGACGACACGACCCTCGCCGATCACCGTGCCCGCTGCGCCGCCTTGTCCGGCAATATGCGCGACCTGACGTCCATCAAAGCGGCCTTCGTGACCTCGACCGACGCGGCCTGTTACGACGTCACCGTGGTCTCCGAAGACGAGGGCATCGACGAGCGCTCCTGGGCGACTTCGTTCGGCTTTGACGTGCTCGTGGTCCTGCCGCCCGCCTAATTCCAAAGCCCGCAATTACAAATGGCCGCCATCTCAAACGGAACAACCTGCGTCTACGGTATCGCGGGTACTGTCGCAAACCTCTTCGTCCAGAGCTACAGCCTCTCGGCCTCGTTCAACGCCGAGGCCATGGTTGTCGATGAGACGGGCCTGACCAAGACGCACCGCCTCGACGACCGCAAGACGGAGATCACCATCGAAGGCATTGTTAAGACCTCGTCCATCCCGACGCTCGGCTCCACCCTCGCCTTCACGGTCAACACGGCCTCGGCCTACCCGGCTGGCACCGCTTCTGCTTCCTTCTCCGGCGTCATTACCAAGATTGACGACAAGGGCTCGAACAAGGGCTTCACGGCTGTCACCGTCACGGCCATCGACTTTGAAGGTATCACCTACGCGTAATTGACACCCCCGAAAGGGGGACAGTCTAGAGGACAGTGGACCGTCGCTTCCTCAACGCCTACGTCGACCCGGCTCCTTTCAGGATACTGGGTCGAACTCTTTACCCTTGGTGCCTCAAGTACCGCGTGCGCCTGATGGCCTTCGACTCGCCGCTGGTATCGTCTACCCGCGGCATCACGCCCGCCGACCTTATCTTCGCCTGCCAAGTGTGCGCCGAGGAACCCCTGGGCGGCGCCATCGGCTGGATGGACAAGCTGCGCATCCTGAGCCTTCAGCGGAACCCCGTTAAGTTCGAGCGCCTGCTGGAAGCCTTCGCTGGCTACATCCTCGTCCAAGACTGGCCCAAGTTCTGGGAGCAGACCAAGACCAAGTCAGGGGGCGGCGACAAGGGGGTGCCTTGGCCGCTGTCCATCGTAGCTAACCTGATCGCGTCAGGCATCCCTGAGCAGCGCGCTTGGGAGATGCCGGAGTGTCAGGCCATCTGGCTTAACTCCGCCCTGGCTATCCGCAAGGGGGCGGACGTGGCGATCATGTCGCCCGAGGAGGAAGCCTTCATGGCCGAGGAGGAAGCCCGGGAGGCTGCGGCGGCTGCTTCCAATCCGGCAAAGGAAAGCACCCCCTGACATGGCCCAAGACCTGACAGTCAACATCAAGACCACCTCCGACGTCCCGCAGGCCATGGAGAAGGCCAAGAAGGCTACGGAGGGTTTCGACAAACAGGTCCAGGACATCAGCAAGAAGTTTAGCACGGCCTTTAAGGACATCGCCCTAGGTTTTTTGGCTCCGATGATTATTGTGCAGAACGTGCTAGGCATGATTAAGGCCGACATCGAGAAAGCCAAGCAGGACGCCAAAGACGGTTTTGACCTGATCGCTAAGGGCGACACGCAGTTCGCCACTTCTCAGCAGAAACGACAGGCTTCCTTCGTTCAGTATCGCATCGCCCAGCAGGAAGAAGAGCAGAAGGTCCGCCTAGGCGCTCAGAAGATTTACGAGGACTTCCTTAACACCCGCGAAGGGCAAGGCATCTACGAGAAGTATCTGCCGCAGTTCTCAGGCCCAGAAGGAGAACCGACGATGTTCACCATCTCCGAGATGGCTCAGACCAAAAAGGTCCGAGACGAAATCGAGGCTTGGTTTAAAGCAAATCAAGACAAGTTGGTCGTCCCTGGCGATGCCCAGAAAACAAAGGCCGCCGACTTCAAAGGCCCCGAAGGCTTCGGCAACGTCATCGGCGTCGGACCTAACCCGGTCATGGAGGCGATGAACGCGCAGCTGGAGGAACAGCAGAAGCAGACCGCCCTGCTCCAGAACCTCGTGGACCGTAATCCTTTCATGTCCACCGACTTTACCAAGACCCCTCAAAAATAAACCATGGCTATCGTAAAGAACGGTCTCCCTCTCACGACCCCGGTCCAGCAGCCAGGGGCTAAAATCTCCGACGATGGCTACGGCCTACTGACGGCCACGGTGGTCTGGAAGGCAGACGCTGCCGCCTCCCTTGGCTCAGTGGTCAATCGCGGCTCTACTTGCCCGATCAACGCGAACTGCGCCGCCCATCGTTACAGCATCGTCTATGACGCGCTGAATGTCGCCACGATGACCGTGGACTATGTCGGCATCGATGGCGGCTTGGCCTACACCGACCCGCAGATCACCGGCTCGCAGGGCCTGACCTCGGAGCACATCACGACCCACCCTAACTTCTTCGAGACATCCAGCCCTTTCACGGGCTCGCCCATCGCTGGCGTCGGCTCGGGTGGCTCTCTGGCTACGCCGAAGTATACCGCGGTCGCCGGGTCTAACCCCGTCGAGTACCAGGGGAACAACGGCGCCACGTTCGAGCTCGAAATCGGCCGCAAGTTCCTCGGCTTCAAGAAGCCTGAGTTCAAGGACTTCTACGGCAAGACGAGTTACCTCGCCCCGCAGTGCTCCCTCTCCGGCGTGATCTATACCTCGAGCAGCACCTTCGTGAACAATATGCGAAACGCCGTGGGCAAGACCTCTGGCACCGGCACGTTTGCATCCCGCAACCTAGTCCCCGACTACATGGGCACGGCGTTCACCGTCGGCGGCAAGAACCAGCTGCTCCTGGCTCAGGTATCCTTCGAGGACTTCGGCCTGCTCTACAAGGTCCAGTACGAACTGCGCTTTAACCGCGAAGGCTACGTCGCCTCGGTCTACACTGCCGCCTGATGAAACTGCAACCCGGAGTCGGCTATACCTTCGACTCGTCCTCCAGCGGGTTCACGCTGGATACGACTGACCCGTTCCCGAGCGTGCAGGCGCCGGTCCTGCATCCGTTCAAGGTCATCAACGTGGTGCTCGATGCCAGCACTTGGCTCTATCAGGTCGTCCCAGGCACGATGAACAACGAGGTCGCCCAGATCGAGGAAGACTCCGTCTGGGTGTTCACGAACCGTACCGCGGGCGGCATCCCTGACTGGCCTGTCAGCGTCCTGAACTTCACTTCCTCGAAGTCGTACATCTACCTCCGGGCGGGTGTCGACCAGACGAACGACGCCTTCCCTGGGCAGACCGACGACGAAGACGAGTGGCCGCGCATCATCTCCTCTGGCACGCAACTCACCGACACGGACACCTATGGCTACATCCTGCTGGCCGAGGCTACGGAAGGCGCTGGCCCGGTCTGCACGGTCGTGCAGTATGTCACCGGCTCCCTCTGGGCTGACCGTATCAAACTCGGCACCCTGACGGCGAAGTACTACTACGCCCGCACCTAATGGCTACGGCCCTCAAGACATGGGCCAAGGTTCGTGCGCCTGTCCTCTGCATCACGGGCACGGGCTCTGGCGTCGGCATCCCGCTGGCTAGGGGCGGCCGCATCAGCACCCCGGCGCCCGTCCCCGGTGACCCTCCCATCATCGCGGACACCTATAACATCGTCTACGAAGGGCCTATCTTCCTCGGCGATCAGCAGAGCATGATGCGGACCGACTTTAATCCGTCTACCATCACGGGTTCGGTCGGGACACCTCAGTCCGTCCGCAGCCCTTACTTCACAGCTAATAGCCCATTCCCCGGCAATCCTGGCAGTTTCGTCGAGTGGACGGCGGGAGGCTTTTTGGTAGGCCAGACCCTTACCGATGACCAGAAAGACCAACTGATTGGCGAACTCGTTACGACGACCACGACCTTCTTCAATATGAACAGCAATGCCTTCAACGGAGGGCAGACTTACAGCCCTGGCTACGAGTATATCGTCAGCATCACCAAGCTGACGGAGGTCTGACACCACCCCCCTTCCAATCGGGGCAAGATTAAGACCCGATGAGCTGCAACACCGTCACCTTTAAACGCGGATCGTCCTTCTCGGCCTCCATGGTGTGGAACCCTGAGCCCGGTGGCATCGCGAACCTCATCGGCGTGACGGTCACCTCGAGCATCATCGACGCGCAGCAGAACGAGTACGACCTCACCGCGACCGTGGCCCCTGGCGGCCTTTCCGTGGCCTTCGTCTACCCAGCCTCGACCGCGGCTTGGGCCATCGGCACGGCCAAGTGGGACATCAAGTTCCTGAACGGCGGCACGGTCTTCTACTCCGAGACCATGCGCTTGGACCTCATCGGTCAGGTCACCGCCTAATTTCATGTCGCTCACGATCACCATCCCTGGAGCGGTCGACGTCACCACCGGGTCGACGGCCCCTGCTGTCCTTACCATCGGCGTCGGCGTCCCTGGAGCGACCGGCCCCGCTGGCCCTGGCGTCCCTGCTGGCGGCACATCGGGTCAGTACCTCCAGAAGACGACGACGGGCGTGGATTACGCCACTGACTGGGTCACGCTCAACCTGTCGGCCTACCTGACGACCAGCGCCGCCGCGTCGACCTACTACCCGCTGACAAACCCCTCGGGCTACATCACGTCCTCGTCCCTCTCGCCCTATCTCCTCAGCTCGACGGCGGCCTCGACCTATCAGCCCATCTCCGGGATGTCGTCCTATCTGACGACTTCGGCTGCCGCCTCGACATACGCGGTCACCGCTCGCGGCCTGCCTGCCGCTGGCACCACCGGCCAAGTCCTGACCAAGCAGAGCGGAGCCGACTACGATGTCGCCTTCACGACCCTCATCCCTGGCGACCGCTACCTGACGAGCTCGACGACGAGCCTTACCATCAACAACGCGAACAAGACGCTGACGGTCGGCACGGGCCTGTCCTACACCACGCAGCAGGACGTGGTCATCGCTCACGACGCGGCGAACCATATGCACGCCGTCGTGCTGTCCTACAACTCGGGAACCGGCGTCATGGAAGTCGATGTCCGCAGCCATACCGGCTCGGGGACTTTCTCCACCTGGACGGTCAACGTGGGCGGCACGGTTCCGCTGGCCTCCATCGTCTGGGGCGACATCACCGGCGTGCTCGGCAATCAGACCGACCTCTCCACGGCGCTGAACGCCAAGCTCGACTCATCGACGGCGGCCTCGACCTACGCCCCCATCGCTTCCCCGACCTTTTCGGGCGTCGTGACCATCCCCTCGGGTGCGTCCATCGATGGCTTTGCTCCCCTCGCGTCCCCTGCCCTGACGGGCAGCGTCACGATCAACAGCAACTCCACCGGCGCGGCGCTGTTCATCGAGCAATCCGGCACGGGCAACATCCTGACCCTGCACGACCAGGCTTCGGATACGAACTTCGTCGCCATCGACCAGAACGGCAAGGTCAACACGGTCGCCGCTGACGCGACCATCGGCGCGGGCTTCAACCTCCCGCACGGCACGGCCCCGACCACGCCGGTGAATGGAGACGTCTGGAGTACGACGAGCGGCCTCTTCGCCCGCATCAACGGTTCGACCCGCCAGTACGTCGACGTCGACGGCACGCAGACCATCAACGGCAACAAGACCTTCTCTAACGCCACGCTTGTTTTCGGAAACTCGACTGCGACCAGCACGACTTCGCTGGCCTCTGGCGCGACCCTCTCCGGCTCGACCAAGACGGTCAACGTCGGCACGGGCGGCGTCTCTGGCTCGACGACCAACGTCAACATCGGTTCCACGGCTGGCACGAACAACATCACGATCAACGGCCCGACGACCTTCAACGCTTCCATCGCGGCCTCTGGCAATCAGATTTCAATCGGCACGGGAACGGCCGCGTCGAACTTTAACTTCGGCACGGGTGTCACCGCCTCTGGCCTTACCAAGGCCGTAGCCATCGGAACCCTAGGCGCCGCTGGTAGCACGACGACCGTAACCATCGGAAACACGACCGGCTCGACGACCACGCTCCAGGGCACGACCAACGGCGTCACCGCCGCAGCTGATACGAACAGCGTCGCCCTCGCGACCACGGCCTTCGTCGTCGGTCAGGCAGGCTCGGCGACTCCTCTGGTTGACGGCACCGCCGCCGTCGGCACGTCCCTCCGCTACGCTCGTCAGGATCACGTCCACCCGACTGATACCTCTCGCGCCGCTCTCGCCAGCCCGACATTTACGGGCACGCCCGCCGCCCCGACCGCCGCTGTCGATACCAATACGACTCAGCTCGCTACTACTGCCTTCGTCGTTGCACAAGCAGCCGCCGCCACCCCGCTCGCTAATGGCACGGCTGCCGTCGGTACGTCCTTGCGCTACGCCAGGGCTGACCACGTTCACCCGACGGATACGACCCGCGCGCCTCTGGCTTCTCCGGCGCTTACGGGAACGCCGACCGCTCCGACGGCCACGGGTGGCACGAACACGACCCAGATCGCAACGACTGCCTTCGTGCAGGCTGCGGTTCCGGCCATCGCTTCCGTAGCTCAGACTAACAGCCCGTCCTCTAACACGGTCGCCATGTCGCCGGACAAGGTGCGCCAGATGATGATGTTCCCTGGGATGCAGGAGTTCCTCGGAGGCGGAACCGTAGGCACAAGCGGTGCTGGTGCTGCCGCTCCTTCTAATTCCGCTCGTTGGCGTCAATTCGTCGGCCCTAACGCTTCTACCGCCGGATACTCTGCGTTTGTGTTTGATACCTTTGCTTCTCAGCTTGGGTTCCTTGGCTCTAAGCGTGGCGTGAATGAGTTTGGTAAAAACTATGCTCGTCCTTTCTGGGCCTCTGGTCGAACGATTATCGGGCTGGACTCGGGTACTTTCACGGGTGACGTAAACAATACTTTCCGCTGTGAGCTAGGTGGTCGTAATGTGCTTGGTCAATCTGGCGACCCTACTGGGCCAAGCCTTGGATGGCGAGTCGCCGGTGGCGGCGCGTCTGCCATCGTCTTCTACATGCGTTCTCGCAGTTCGATCAACGGCGGCACCTACAGCCAGACGACCACGTCCTTCACGCCTACTGCAAATCAGTGGTTTGACTGGATGGTCACCTACAACGGAACAGATACCTGTCAGATGTATGTCAACGACACCCTCGTCGGCACGATCTCTGCCAACTTCACCGGCTTCCAAGGTGAAATGTTTAACTTCTATACCGAGCAAATTGAGCAAACGGGCAGCGCGGCTGTCCGCATGGGTGTCAGTCAGCTTCCTCCCCGCATCTTCTTCTCAGAATGATTACCTACAAAGTAACGACGATGTTTCAGGCCGACTGGAACAACCTGTTCCCTTCGCTTTTCGCTGGGCGTGAACATTGCTTCTCCGAGATTAACGGCAACGAGGCCAAGTTCGGTTTCTCCGAGCCTGTCACCCCCGCCGACCTCGGCCCTCTCGTCCGCGTCGAACTCCTTCCCAACGACTAACATGATCACCCACATCCTCGCCCTCCTCGTCGGCTTCGTCGCCGGTGCCCTCGTCATGAGGAAGCACAAGGCCAAGGCCGACTCGCTGGAAGCCAAAGGCAAAGCCGCCCTCGACGCCCTCAAGGGTCGCTGACCGTGCGCCTGCTCCTAGCCATCGCCGTCTTGGCCCTGGCTGGGTGCAAGTCCACGCCCAAGGCCGAACTCCCTCCCGCGGTCGCCACGCCCAAGGAGGTCGCCCTGACTTCCGTAGGCTCGACGCTCGACGTCATCGACTCCCGCGTGGCCGCCGCAGTGACCGTCGCCCGGGAAGCGAACACCGCCGGGAAGCCTGCCGTCGTGGAGTCCGAACTGTCAGTGGCGGCTTCATTCTTGCCTACTCCTTCACCTCAGGACACCGCCTACGCCCGCCAACGATCAGAGAAGGCCACGCCCGCCGACTACGAACGCCAGCGCATGAAGGCCGCCGAGAAGCAGAAGGCCGCCGAGGCCGCTTGGGCTGACCTCGAGAAACAGGTCGCCGCGAACAAGGCCGCCCTCGCCGCCCGTGACGCCCGCATCGTCGAGCTGACGAAGGAGGTCGAGCGCGTGAAGAAGGACGCCTCCGCCCAGACATGGACGCTCGTCGGCGCCGGACTCGCCGTCGTCGGTGCGTTGACCACCGCTTTCATGGGCCCCCGCATCGGTCTGCCCCTGCTCCTCTGCGGAGGCTTCTGCGGATCGGTTCCCTTCATCATCGACTCGCCCTGGTTCGAGTACGCAGCCGGTGCGACCATCGTCATCTCCTGCGGCCTCGGCCTCTGGTGGCTGGCCGACAAGGTGCACGACGCCGTGCAGGACAAGAAGGACGAAGCCGAAATCTCCAAGGACGAATGAGCAAGCCCCGCCCCAAGTCTGACCCGCCCGCGGTCAAGTACGCGGAGCCTCACTTCACCTTCCGCATCCTCGGGAAGTGTAAGCCCTCCCATGCGCCCGGATGCCGCACGCCCTTCGGCTACTGCTGGAAAGGCATGGGAGACATCCACGTCGATTCCCGCCAGCCCGAGCATGAGATGATCGACACGGTCGTCCACGAGCTCATCCACGATACCTATCCCTTCCTCGACGAAGATGCGGTCGAGGCCGGAGCGACCCGCATCGCCGAGGCCATGTGGCGCCTAGGCTACCGCCGCACCATCCGATGAGCATCGAGACCTTCACGACCGTCTGCGTCCCGGGCATCGCCTCCCTCGCGTACTTCTCAGCCGGCGTGGCCAACCTCTACACCCGCAACTACGCCATGGCCATCATGTGGATTTGCTACGCCGTGGCCAACGTCGCCCTTCTTTCGACCGTCCTCCGCAAATGAGCGCCCTTCCCCAACCGCCGACCCCCGACGAAATCCCCGTGAACTTCAGGGACGTTGGCTTCGGCATCCTGATCGGTTCGGCCTCATGGCTCGTCCGTTACTTCTGCTCCACCGAAAGGCAGACCCTAGGCTACATCGCCAGGCGCACGGCCACGGCTGGACTGACTTCTCTCCTGGTCGGCCTTGGGACGAAGGGCTACTTCTCCTCCGAGGGTCTGGCCTTCGCCGCGGCAGGCTGCGCTGGCTATGCCTCCCCGGAACTCGTCGACCTTTTGCTGGCCCGTATCAAGGCCATGAAGGGGAAGACAGCCCCTAAGGGGTAAACCCGCCTCCTAAGGCAAGCCAGAGGGGTCTATTGCCCCTTGACGTGGCGGCTTAGGGTGGCACATTAGCCATAGTAAACCCCCCGGCCCTCTGCCCCTGGCATGGTTTCTCTCGGGGGGTCTTTTGTTGCCCCTTGACGGAGGCGACCCTAGGGGCAAACTGAACTCAGTCGGGTAGGGGTACGCTGATCATGGCGGGCCTCGATGACCTGAGGGACATGAATTGCCCTGACCCCTTGAGTGGGGTCACAGGCTATTTGCGGAAAGGTGCTTGACGAATGTGGAACAGTCGGGCAAGGTCATTGACGCACCACCAATAACCATGAAGACCGACACCGTCAGCCAGATCACCCTCAAGTCCCTCAAACTGAACCTTACGTTCAGCCGCGAGACGTACTGCTTCACCACGAAGGCCTTCATCGACAAGGCCGAAGTCGCCTACGCCGAGAATGACGGCCACGGCGGTTGCACCTTCGTCACCCTCTCCCCCGAGGGCATCGCAATGGGCATCGACCGCAAGGCGCTCGAGGATCGTATCGACGACCTCGTCGACGAAGCCGCCAAGGCCAAGGACACCGCCCGCATGGTCAAGAAAGTCCGCAAGGACATGACGACCAAGGTGCTTTTCATCAAGGAAAACGAGTTCGAGGCCGGATGCTATTCCTTCTGCAAGCACAACGGAACTGTACCGGGCTTCGACGCCGCCTTCGCCGCGATGAAGAAGAAGTATCCGAACGCAACCTTCCTCAACGGAATGAGCGACGCCCAACTCGTCCACACCCTCGGCCTCTAATCTCACGCACATGAAAGCCCTTATCACCCTGTCCTTCCTCATCATCTTCGGCTGGCTCGCCGTCGTCACCTTCTACGGCCCCGAACTCGCCCGGGCCATCAACGGGCCGGAGCCGGTCAAGGCCCCCAAGGTGCTCCGCAGCGTCCGATAATTCCATGCACTACTCCGACACTTCCACGGGCTTCGTTAAAAACATCGAAAGCCTCCGTATCCCGATCATCACTGACTCCGATAAGAACAAGCAGAGTTTCTACCTGTCGCATGACGAGCGAAGCATCACCCTTTGCTTCCCTAAATCTGACGGCGAACATGTCGGCATCATCTTCCCGAAGCTTGCCAGCGGCGAGGACATCGAAGGACAGTTGGTCTACGACCTGATTCATAAGACCAAGTCCGGCAAGCGACTGCATCAAGACCGCATCGACGATGTGTACAATGCCATGCAAAGGTTGCGCGAGGAAACCGACGACTCCTGGGTGAAAGGTTTTTCGGCAGGTGCTAACGATGCCCGCATGACCTTCTCACTCCGCTGGGGCAGGGATGTGACCCTTGCCACGATCTTCGGCCTTGTCATTGGAGCCCTCGCCGCCGCTTCCATCTGATTTACCACCATGAGCAACGAACCAAAACGAGAAGACTACCTGACCGACGCCGAGTTTATTGATGCCCAATGCAAGCATTATGGCGTGCCGACTTGGATGACCAAGGAACTTCCCAAAGAAGTCTACGAACACGCCGCACGAGCTTGGGAGGAAATCAGGAAATCAAAAGGCAATGTGATCACCGCTAACCCGCAACGCTACGAACTTAAAGTAAGTGAATCTTACGACTGCGATATGGTGAAAGACCCCAAGGGAAACTATGTCCTGATGCAGGACTACTCTTTCCTACGCAAGGAAGCCGAAGCCCTCAAGCGTGAGGTCGACCGCCTCAAGTCCATCCTTCAACATACCGACAGGCTCCTGCTCGTCGACGGAGAGTTTGAAGCCTACAGCGTCGGCACGCTCGAAAGGGCGAACGCCAAGCTCGAACGCCTCATCAATGCCGGGGACGCCATGGCTGAAGGCATGGTCAGCGAATACGGCCAGCGCGAGTGCAAGAAGATTCCCGAATACATAAATTGGCAGGCCGCCAGGGAGGTGCAGTCATGAGCGAGCCGAAGCGATATACGCCTGATTATACTTTTACAGGCACGGCATTTGTCCCGACTACAAGGGAGTTTTCCGAAGGCGAATATGTCCGCTACGCCGACTACGCCGATCTCAAAGCCGAGGTCAAACGGCTGACGGAACTGAACAAGAAAATCATGGCCACCGCGGACATAATCGACGCGAGCAACCAGCACCTCATCAAGGCCGGGGATGAGTTTGTCAGTCTCCTTGAATATGAAGAATACGACATGGAATCAGCCGGCATCAAAGATATGGTTGATGCATGGAACGCCGCCAAGAATCTCAACTCATGAAAAAACCCATCAGCACATACCCAGGCAAGAAGGCCGTCAGGCACACGGCGGTCGGGACAACCATCACGAAGGACTACAGCGAGACTCCGCTCTGGCTTCCCCTGCATTCGACCAGGGCATGGGAAGACGGCAAGCCTGACGGATACCGCATCGAGCACAGCAAGACCACCCTCGCCGCCATGATCACGACCAAGCGACCCAAGGCCATCCGATGCGGCATCAAACTGACCTTTAACCGCAAGCCTTACATCATCGAGACAATCGAACACGACGCCTCAAGCCCTTTCATCAGAGTCGTCGCTGTCAGCTACAAGTCCGAAGACAAACCTACCATTACCAAAACCAAATAATTTCCCACCACCATGCCCAACGCCAACCACCCCTACGTCGACTCGCTCACCTTCGCTGGTCGACCTCTCCCCCTCAAGCGACCGATGGCCGAATACGCCGCCCGTCGCCTGCAGGCCATCCTCCCGCAGATCGCCGCGCTCAACGCCGCCGGCAAGTCTCAGGGCGACGCCGCCGAAGCCCTCGGCACCACCGTCGGAACCCTCCGCTCCTGGCTGGACATCACCGGGACTACGTGGGTCAACCTCAAGGTCCGTGGGCCGTACAACCGCCATGCCTGACCCCCTAGCCCACCATCCCTCCATGCTCATCATCCGACCCGACTCCCTCCCCCGCCTCTGGTGGCTCTTCCCCTGGAGCGTCGCCCGTCAGCTGCACAAGAACGCCGTGGCCCTTCAGGCGCTGGCCGACAAGCAGTCCACGACCAACATGGTGCTCAAGGCCGAGGTCGTCCGGCTCGCCCACTCCCGCGAGCATTGGATCGCGAAGCATGACCGGGCTCACGCCGTCGCCATGCACAACGAGCGCGTCATCCGCGACATGGAGGAGCGCAGCCGATGAAGCAGAACATCGCTTGGGCTCTCGTCGGCTTCGCCCTTGGGGCCGCCGTGGCCAACCTCATCTTCATCACCCTCCTACGCCGATGAGTTCCTTCCGCCACTTGGACGGCATGGTCGCCCTGCTGTCCGAGGTCTACGAGATTAACGAGCGCATCATGACCGGGGACATCTGCTCCGCGAAGACCGCCATCGCCTCAACCCGCATGAAGAAACTCCTGCACCACTATCACGAGGCCCTGCACGAGGACGGCGCCGTGAAGGTGTCGCTCCAGGCTTACGCCGCCGCTGGCGGCTGGGTCGGCATCCAGTACTCCTACGAGCTCGACGGCTTCGAGGTCGCCGGATCACAAGTCCCCCGCCGCGTATGACCCTCAACCAACGCTTCTCCGTCGTCGCCCTGCTGCTCCTCGGGCTCAACGCCCAGGCTAAGACCGATGCCGCCTTCCTCGAGGCCGTCGCCGCGGTCGAGTCCGGGCATAACCGCAAGGCCATCGGCAAGGCCGGTGAGCGTGGGATGTATCAGATCGGCAAGGAGGCATGGGACGACGCCTCCGCCCGCCTCAAGGCCGAGGGCCACTACTTCTTCCCCTGGTCTAAGTGGCGCGACGCCGCCGCCCAAGACATGATTGCCGCCTCGCACCTCCGCTGGATCAGGTCGAACTTCCACCGCATCGGCATGACAGACCCGACCCCTGAGCAGATTGCCGTGGTCTGGAACCTAGGCTGGACCGCCGCCCGCTCCCAAGGCTTCCGGGCAAACGGCTACGCTTTCCGCGTGGCCAACCTTTTCCGCTTGTCCTTAGCCAAGCCGCGTTAAAGGGTCTTGCCGTGGCTCATCTTATCGTGGCAATCGACCCTGGCGTGAATGGCGGCATCGTCTGGTCAACGGACGGCGCCGTGCAATGCGCTAAGATGCCCGCCTCCGATGTCGAGGTCTGCCAACTCCTCGCTGATCTCAGCTGCAAGGCCAAGGACGTCAGCCTCTACCTCGAGGAACCTCCGCTCTTCGCCGGCAAGAACATCCCCGGCTCCGCCATCGGTAAACTGATGTGGAACACCGGCGTCCTCTACGGCGCCGCCGTAGCCATGGGCTGGAAAATTCACCGCATCCGTCCGGCCATCTGGCAGAAGACGCACACCTGCGGCACGAAGGGCGACCTGACCACGACCCAGTGGAAGAACAAACTGAAGGCCCGCGCTGCCGAACTCTACCCCACCGTCGACGTCACCCTCTGGAACGCCGACGCCCTCCTCATCTTCGACTCCGCCACCCGCGGCGTCATCAACTAATCTCCCCATGAAGAAAGACTCCAAACTTCCGACCGAATACCGCATCATCGCGGACTCGTCCTACATCGTCCTCCCTGATCAGAAGGTCGCCCGCCTCCTGACCCCGACCGTCCGCAACGGCGTGACCTACTACAACCTCTTCGTCCCGACCTACACCCGCATGAGCCTCGCCGACATCGAGGCCACCATCAAGGCCGGTGAAGTCGCCAAGGCCGAACCGACCAAATAATCTCCACCATGAGCAAACAGCCCACATCCTCCGCCACCGCCTCCCTCGTCCAAGCGCTCGCCGCCCTGGACAACGTGAAGGCCAACAAGATTAACCCCGCCTTCAAGGCCAAGTACGTCTCCCTCGACGCGCTGCTCGACGCCATCAAGCCCGTGCTGCTCGACCACGACCTCGCTCTGATCCAGACGCTCGTCAGCCAGGAGGGCAAGGTCGGCGTCTCAACCGCCTTCCTCCACGCGTCCGGCGAACGCTTCGAGTTCGGCACCCTTCTCGTCAAGGCCGAGGGTCTGACCGCCCAGCAAATCGGCGGAGCAATCACCTACATCCGCCGCCAGTCCATCCAGACCGCGTGCGGCATCTCGGTAGACCTCGACGATGACGGCGCCGTGGCCTCTGGCTTCCGCTCTGCGCCCTCGCAGGCCGCCGCCCCTGCCTTCTCCCCCACCCCCCGCCCCCTGACCAAATGAGCAAGCCTGACTTCGACCCCTTCGACCCGGTCTCTGCCGCGATGGGCGCCATGCACAGCCAGAACCTCCTCGCCGCCGAAGAGGCCAAGCGCAAGAACATCATCTACGCTGGTAACGAACTCGCCCGCGTCCTCGACGACATCGCCCAGATCGGTGAGCTCGACGCCATCGCCAAGGCCGTCGTCGTTGCCACCATCGCTAAATGGAACCGCGCCAAGACCGGGCAACTCTGATGGCTGACGTCCCCAAGGGCATCGAACGGATCGCGGCCACTGTCCCGAAGCAGTACGCCCTGCTGCTCTTCCTGGACGGCTTCCCCTACGTCGAGTTCACGGCCCGCAAGCACGCCGACTTCCTGACCGACCTTAACTCCTGGAAGCGCAAGACCTACCCGTCCCTGTCCCGGTCCAACGTCCGCTACTTCACGCTTGCCCCTAACGGCGAGATAAAGGAACTTACCTTCACGCCCGTCCGCTCATGACCAACCGCGAAAACATCAAGCGCCTCGTCGAGAACATCACGGGCTCGCTCGCCACCGTCCAGCACATCGCCGGACGTTATGAACAGCACGACGCCGACATCATCACGCTCTCCGACCTCAACCGCTCGGCCATCACCGAGCTACAGGTCTTCACGGATCACATCGAGACCGCCGATGAAGCCGCCCAGGTCAAACCGCTCCATGACCGCGTCCATGTCCTCGTCGTTCAGCTGCGCGTCCTGCGCAATACGCTCGAGGCCATGGAGAACGCCGCCGAGTCCGCCCTTGAAGACGTGCGCCGCATCTCGGCCAGCGTCGAGGAAGCGAACCCAGAAGACGACAGCCTGTGAGCAAGGCTTGTGAACTGTGCAAGGGTGCCTGCTGTGAGAGCATCATCCTGCCCATCGACGCGTCACCGACCACGACCGAGTTCTACGCCGCGCGCGGCTCGGTCTTCATGATCGTGCACAGCACCTTCGCAGAACTGCCTTCCCGATGCCCGCACCTGTCCGGCTCTGGCAAGTGCAAGACCTACGCCAACCGCCCGGTCGCCTGCTCCCGCTTCCCCGTGGGCTCGGTCATGTGCCTCACCGCCATCGAGCGCCGCCGCCCCGATCAGGCCGAGGCCATCATGGCCCTCATCTAATTTCCCACCAACACCCAATAATATACCATGCCCAACCTCATCACTGAACGTGTCGTCTACGACGGCATCCAAGCGCTCAACCAGTCCGGCGCGAAGGAACTGCTAAAGTCCCCGGCTCACTACCAGGCTTACCTCGCCCGCACCCGCGAGGACTCCAAGGCCCTCCGCGTAGGCACCGCCGTCCACAAGCTCGCCCTCGAAGGGCTCGACGCCTACAACGCCACGCACGCCATCGCCCCGGACGTCGACAAGCGCACGAAGGAAGGCAAGGCCGAGTGGGCCGAGTTCGTCACCGCTAACGAAGGCAAGGCCATCCTGACCGCCGAGGAAGGCGCCCTCGTCGACGCCGTGGCCAACTCCGCTGCGGCCTGCATGAAGCAGAATGGCATCGTCCTCTCAAAGACCGAGGTTATGTTCACCGCCTTCATCGGCGAGACCCTAGTCAAGTGCGCCATCGACGGCATCTCCGACGACGGTTACATCTACGATCTGAAGACCTGCGAGGACGCCAGCCCGCACGGCTTCCTCCAGTCCGTCCGCAAATACAAGTACGCCCTCCAGGCTTACTTCTACCGGCACGCCGTCGAGTCGGCCTACAAGTGCCGCGTCCTCGGCTTCCGTTTCATCGCCGTCGAGAAGGAGCCGCCCTATGCCCACGCGGTCTACGAGCTGGGGCCGGAACTGATGACCGGCGCCGCCTTCGACTTCGAGCGCGCGCTGACCCTGTATAAGGAATGCACCGCCTCCGGCAACTGGCCCGGATACCAGACCGAGATCACCACCATCGACATCGCCGCCAAGCCCAGCGCCGCGACTAACATCAACTTCGCCTAATACCATGACCACCGAAAACAACCGCGTCCCGCTCACCTCGATCAGCACGAACGGCACGTACAAGCTGAAACTCATCAAGCCCAAGTTCGAGAAGGTCAAACAGTGGGAGGACGGCACCACGTCCTGCCGCCTGTTCTTCGTCGACGACAAGGGCTTCTGCCTGTCGAAGAACTTCTCCAGCAAGTACGGCAAGGCCCTCGCCATGCTCGTCGGCAAGTTCTCCGGCAAGTACACGAACGAGATCAGGCTCGACGCGACCCCGGCAGAGTACCTCCAGTACCTGGAGCCCGCCTGCGGCCAGACCATCCTCGTCGGCGTCGAGGTCGAGGCAAACGGCGAGTGGCAGGGCAAGCCTCAGTACAAGTACAAGATGACCTACCCGCGCGGCTCCCAGAAGCCGACCGCTCCCGAAGAGCCGCTGCCCCCCGAAGGCGTCCCCTTCTAATCCCGTGACCGACGCACCCACGCCGATGGCCGCCCCGACCCTCATCCTGATCGCAGGCTATGCCAGGGCCGGGAAGGACACCCTCGCCTCCGGCATCCTTGAGTGGTCCCAGCGACCCGCCGAGCACATTAACTTCGCCGACGCGCTCAAGGAGGCCGCGAACCACTACATGGATTACCTCGGCCTTGACGGCAACTTCTTCAAGGAAGACTTCAAGGTCGATAACCGTGACTTCCTCGTGCACGCGGGGAAGTTCGCACGGCGCATGGACAAGGACGTCTTCGCCCGCCACTTCGCCAACTGGTGCCCGGTCATGAAGCACCACGACCAACCCTCCCCCGAGACGGTCGTCTGCTCCGACTGGAGATACATCAACGAGCTGCGCGTCTGCCAGGACATCCTCTGGGAGAAGGGCTGGAAGGTCCGCACCATCTACGTCGCCACGGCTGGCGTCGGTCCGGCTAACGACGAGGAGCTCGACAGCATCGCCGAGATACGCGCCTCCCACCTTTTCGACCAGGAGTATATCTTCCGGCCGAACACCCGTAACCAGATCATGACCGAAGGTCGCAACCTCGCCCGCTCATGGAAACTCTGAATGCCGAGACGCTGCGCTGGGCCAACAAGGTCGGCATCAAGCCCGACCGCTTGGCCTTCCTGCTCGCCTGCCCCAAATACACCCGCACGGGCCGCAACGACAAGCCGGCTTACATCAAGGCCGAGAACCCTAACCATCACCTCCAGAAGCTCGGGGACTGCTATTGGTTCCGTCTGCGCCGTCGTGGCAAGGACATCGTCGAAAACATCGCCAGCGACCTCGAGACGGCCCGTAAGCGCCGTGACGAGATGCTCGCGGCCTTCGACGCCGGCAAGCCCATCCCTTACATCAACGTCCGATGAGCAACTGGCAACCGATTCAGACTGCTCCCAAGGATGGGACCCCTGTTCTCATGATTGAAGATGGGCGTCAGTTCGTAGCCCAATGGTCAAATTCTTGCGGATGGGTCAACGGTGAAGAAGGCATCTTGATGCCGGATTACTGGATGCCCCTACCAAACCCTCCCACAAAATGAGCACCCCTACCCGCTTCGTTGCTTTCGGCGACAACCACGGCGACATGGCCGACGAGAACGCCGTCGAGGCCCTTTGCGAGTTCATCAAGGACTACAAGCCGACCGTCCGCGTCCACCTCGGCGACTGCTTCGACTTCCGATCCCTGCGCCGTGGAGCCGGGCAGGATGCCGAAGGCGCCGAGTCCCTCATCTCCGACATCGAGGCCGGTGAAGCCTTCCTTGAGCGCACGAAGCCCACCGTCTACCTCATGGGCAATCACGAGCACCGCGCCCAAGCCCTCCAGCATACCTCCGGCTCCGCCCTGGTGCGCGACTACTGCGCCGACCTCGAGGCCCGCATCAAGACCGCCGCGAAGAGCTGCGGAGCGAAGACCATCCTCCCCTACCACGCCGAGAAGGGTGTCTACCGCCTCGGCCAGGTCGCTTTCATCCACGGCTACGCTCACGGCCTCAACGCCACCGCCGAGCAGGGCAAGCACTACGCCGACCGCGGCGGCGCTCTGATCCACGGCCACACCCACACGCTCGCCCAGGTCAACCTGACGAAGGCCGAAGGCGGCGCCGCTTTCTCCGCTGGCTGTCTCTGTCAGAAGGACGCCATGGCCTACGCGTCGCACCGTCTCGCCACTTCCCGCTGGGGCTCAGGCTTCGCCGCCGGCTGGGTCGACGGCAAGGACTGGAAGGTCTGGCTCGTCCACCGCGTCGGCAGCCGCTGGGTCTGGACCACCGATCTCAAGGTCTTCACCCCGAAGGCCCGATGAAGCGCTTCGACGCTCACGCCCTGCTCGCCGCCCTCGCAAGCGAGCCAGAGGACGTGCCCGCTGGATGGGTCAAGACCACTGAGGTCGTCCGCCTGCTAGGCTACAATACCCGGGCCGGAGTCGCCCTGCCTATCGCCCGCATCGTCAAGGCAGGCTTCGCCGAACGTAAGACCATCTCTCGCGGTCGGTTCATCTATCGCCTGTCGCCCAAGTTCAAGACCTGGGCACAAGCCAAGGCCGCAGCTCAAGCCCTCGACGCCTTCAAGGCTCCCGCCGGATGGGTCACGCTCTCCGAGTACGCCCGCAAGCACCGGCGCACCGTCCGCGGCATCCAATACCGCATCGACGGCTCAGACATCACGCACAAGGTCTACCGCAATCCTCGCCCGGTCCCGCATTACCGCAAGGCCGACCTCGACCGCATCCTACGCAAAGCATCTTGACCACGGGCACCCACGCCCACAAACCCCAACCCTCTCTTCCATGATCCCGCCGAACAACGTCGCCGCGGAACGCCACCTCCTCGGCGTACTCCTACGCGAAGCCGCCCACTTACCGGGCGACCTAAAGCCATCTGACTTCTTTGAACCAGCCCATCAGGACATCGCCGCCGCCATGCTCTCCCTGGCGGTCGACGGCATCGCCCCCGATGAGCTGACGGTCTCCCAGCGCCTACGCCAGGTCAACAGCCCGGTGGATGCGGCTACGGTCTCGCTCTTGGTCAGTGACGCAGGCCAAGCGACCTTCCGACCAGAGCACGCCGACATGATCGCGGACGCGGCCATCCTCCGCCGTGCCCTCGTCGCCGCCGAACAGGCCACCGACGCCGATACCCTGCTCGACCATTATGCCACCATCGCCGAAACCCGCAAGGGGCGAAAAGCCAAGCATGGCCCGCAGCGCATGGACTTCGATGCGCTCATCTCCTTCGAGCGTAAGGAAGACCCTTCCTGCATCCTCGGCAATCACCGCTGGCTCTGCAAGGGCGGCTCCCTCCTGATCGTCGGCCAGTCCGGCACGGGCAAGTCGTCCCTGATGATGCAGGCCGCCGTCCATTGGTGCATCGGCAAGGACTTCTTCGGCATCAAGCCCGCCAAGCCGCTTCGGGCCATCGTCCTCCAGGCTGAGAATGACGCGGGCGACATCTCCGAGGCCTTGCAGGACGTCATCGCCGGGGCATACCTAGACAGCGACGAACGCTCTCAGCTGCGCGAACACCTCGCCATCTTCCGCGACACCGTGAGCACCGGCACGACCTTCACCTCGGCCCTCCGTGACCTCATCGTCGAGCACAAGGCCGACATCGTCTTCGTCGACCCTCTACTCTCCTTCGCGGGCATCGACGTCTCCGATCAGGAGCAGGCGTCCAAGTTCCTGCGCCATGACCTCGCCCCCATTCTCCTCGAGACAGGCGCCGTCCTCGTGGCCATGCACCACACCGGGAAGCCCAAGGCCGCCTCGGACAAGGAAGGCCATACCGTCGCCGACCTAGCCTATGCGGGCCTCGGTTCCTCCGAGTTCACCAACTGGTTCCGCGAGGTCGCCGTCCTCTTCCGATGCCAGGGCGAGGAACCTATCTACAAGTTCGGCCTGACCAAGCGCCGTGGCCGGGCTGGTCTCAAGGACCACGCGAACCAGTTCAAGGGCGAGATTTACATCCGCCACGCCGCCGAGAAGGGGGTCATCCGCTGGGAATACAGCCAGCCCCCCTCCGAAAGCCCACCCGACAACGCCCCAAGGCATAGCGATTCCAGCCCCGCTAAGGGGTCGCCAAGGCGTTTTAAGGTCAACTGAGGGTCAACACCCGTACCCCCACCCTGAAGCCAATGTCAAATCCCTTCTCAACTTCCGACTCAACTTCCGTCCCATGTACTTCGTACAAGGGTGACTCTAGTCTCACCCCTTGTCGCTTACGCTCGGGGTTCGACCGAGTCTCTGGCGAGGAGGCAAGTTCTACGCGATGACTAAACCTAACCGTACCACCGCGCGGAGAGGCTGGGTCCTGCGTAAGCTCGCCCTGACCCGGTACCGCCAGAAAGCCTGGAGGGATCAGCCTGAGAGGATGGAGCATATCCGGCAGCAGGCCACCGAGGCAGCCAAGGCAGTCAAGGAAAGGAAAGACATGGAGCTGAGGGAAGTCATCAGCACATGGCCGGCAAAGATGACGTCAGCGGAACTCAAGGACATCGTCGAGCATAGCCTGGACTACTCGGGAAAGTATTCCTCCCTGACCTATCGCTTCACCCGTAAGGCAATGCTACGGTTCGACATGGACGGATACTGGCACAACCTTTGCCACTTGCCCCGCCGTCAAGATAGTTGACGCTGTTCCACGTGACACGCGCTAGGCTCAACGACCTGACGGCTCCGGCTAAGGAGGCCAAGTCGTTTGACGCTTGGTTTTTCTCTCAGCCGAAGAAGGTCCAGGAGAAGATGCGAGAGAACGGCGTGCTGCCTTACGCTGAGATGGCGCAACCTCGGCACGTCTTCAACATCGACGCCAATCATCCTGACTGGGCATTCAACCCTACTGACCTTGGCAGACGCGAGGAGGTCGACGCGTTCATCTCACGCGATCATGTCGGCGTCATGCTCAAGGGCTTCATGGATGCGCTGGCCTGCACGGATAACTTCGCCTTCCGTCGTCACGTCGAGCTCATCCGCTGGGCGCTCAGTCTGCCCGGTTGTCTGTCCTCTCGCCTGATCGGCAAGATGTACGGACGCTCCCACTTCTGGATGCGTGCCAGGGCTAAGGAAATCCAACGCACGGTTAACTCTGACGCGTGCGGTCTGTTCCCGCACGTTAATGCCAGACGCGGCAAGAATAAGGTGCCAAGCCCCCTCCCCCCTGCCACGCCCAAGCGATGAAAACGGCCCAATACCCCCGTCTAGGGAGTCTTCTACCACCCCACCCCCTTGTCGCGTGGCCCGACAC